CACGGCTTACGCTGTCCCTGCCGGATTGACCTCTCCAGTACCGGTCACGGGTATTGATGTTCTGCGCATCGCCATGTTGCAGGCGGCTCTGGCAGAGTATCCCGCAACTGGCCACGTCCTTCACCCTATCGATTGGGCATCTATCGAGCTGCTCAAAGATACCGAAGGTCGATACGTCATCGGCAATCCGCAAGGGTCGCTCAATCCGACGCTGTGGAACCTTCCGGTGGTCGAAACGCAGGCAATCTCGGTTGGCAAGTTCCTAACCGGCGCATTCAAACTTGGCGCTCAGATCTTCGACCAATGGACCAGCCGTATCGAAGTCGGATTCCAGAATGATGACTTCGTTCGCAACAAGGTGACGATCCTTGGTGAGGAGCGCCTGGCGCTCGCAGTCTACCGTCCTGAAGGCTTTATTTACGGCAACGTAACACCAGCATCTGGCGGTGGCGGCTGATCTTGATCGGCTCAGATCGACGGGCGGCGCAATCCGCCCGTTTCCTGAACCGAAGGAGAAAGACCATGAAATTCGACGTTCTTCGTGAGCATATCGGTGACAAGTTTTACAAGGAAGGTGATACCCGTGATGCGGACGAACTCACCGTCAAGCAGCTTGTCCGTAATGGCGTGCTTCGCCCTATCTCGGACGAAAAATCCTCCAGTGCAGCCCCAATTGACCAGTCGCAGGATGGGACGAATGGCGGCGACAAATCTGCACCATCGGGCTCGGCTAGCGCAAATTCAGATGGCAGCGATGGTACGGCTGGCGATCAAACCAATGACGCCAAAAAGGCGGGCGCGGTCCAGACAGAAGCGCTTGCGGCAACATCGGCGGAAGATATTACCGTGACGAAAGCTTCTGGCGAGCCTGCTGTGACGTCAAATGAACAAAAGTCAGAAGGTGATGCCGCTCAGAATAAGGCAGAGCCAGCTGCACCTAAGAACAAGAGCAAGTGATATGCAGCTTGCGCCAGTTCGTGTCGGCGTCACGGGTGTGCGGCCTGTGACGCTAGATGAAGCCAAACGGCACGTAGGTGCGGTGGGTTTCACTTCTGATGATCCGGATATTGAGGGTTTTATCAAAAGCGCCACAGGATATCTGGAAAAGCTATTGGGAACGGCGCTTGTCAAGCAGAGCTGGCGACAGGATCTGTCCTGTTTCCCATCGCGCTTTTATCTGACGCCTTTTCCAGTCAATTCGTTGACATCGGTGAAATATCGAGCAGACGGCAACCTTGAGCCGCTCGATGTGCAGGATTACGAACTTTACACAGATGTCACTGGTCCGTTCGTTCAATTCTTCCCGCAAAGCTTTCCTGAAATTCCTGATCGACCTGATGCCGTTCAAATCACTTATGAAAGTGGATTCGAGCCGAACGAATTACCGGCTGCATTGAAGGCGGCTATTCTGATTCACGTAGGATATCTCTACGGCCATCGAGGGCAGCCAGAAATGCCGACGATTGAGGATATTCCAGCTTACCAGATGCTGGTCTGGCCTTATCGCAGACCGGGGGTCTAACCATGGCAAAAGCTACAGGCAGTTTGTTTCACGAGGTCGCATTTGACAAGCGTGAGGAAACAAGCGGCGATGGTGCGGGCAACTATGAGGGCGAATGGGTTGAGCAATTCCGTTGCCGAGCTGAATTCATTCAGCTTCGTGGCGGGGAGACAGTCCTCGCAGGTCGTTTACAGGGGCGTCATACCCAAGTCATCCGGATTCGTGTCTCAGAGCATTCCGTTCTGATCACAGCAGGTTGGCAAGCACGCGACATCCGACGCGGCACCGCCTTCAATATCCGAGATATTGAGTTCGAAGAAAACCGCCAGTTTATTTCGCTCACATGCGAAAGCGGCGTAGCTACGGGGTGATGTCATGCCTTGGGTGGAATTCTCAAAAGACTTCGACTGGAAACCGACATCGCAGGTTACGACTGCTTATCGCGAGGGCCATCGGCTTCTTGTAACAACAGCGTGCGCGAAAAAGGCAATTTCGGTGGGAGCCGCAGTCAAGATACAAACACCGAGGAAGCGTGATGGCGAGCGGAGCACGAATACTGGGGCTAGCGAAACTCCACAAAAAGCTGAATGCGATGCCTCAAGTGGCGAAAGACGAAATACGCAAATCACTTGAAGCCGCCGCTGAGGAGATCGTGGGTATGGCGAGGCGGTTGGCTCCTGTTCTTAAAAACGGTGACGAGCGCCGAAAATCAGGCGCTTTGCGCGATAGTATAGGATGGACATGGGGGAAAGCCCCCAAAGGTTCAATCACACTTGGCAAAGTTGCTGAAGCTAGTTTGGCCGGTGATCTTACCATTACAATTTATGCCGGAAATAGTGAGGCCTTCTATGCTCGATGGATTGAGTTTGGGACCCAGAAAATGCCAGCTCAGCCATTCTTCTTTCCATCATATCGCGCAACAAAGAAACGTGCTGCAAGCCGTGTCCGGCGATCAGTAACGCGCGCAGCAAAGAAAGTCGCCTCACAATGACATCGCCAGCCTTTGAGTTACAGCGACAGATAATGAGCGTTCTGGTGAACTATCCGGCGCTGAGTCCCTTCATCGAGGGGAGAGTTTACGACAGTGTGCCAGCGTCAAACGGAAAGATCACTGCCGCTTTTCCTTATGTATCATTCGGCCCATGGGACGAGATTAGCAACGACGCGGATTGCATAGACGGTTTTGACATCACAATGCAAATCGATGTCTGGTCACGCAAGCCGGGCTTTCCTGAATGCCAACAGATAACAGATCTAGTCCGCAAGGCACTTAATGATGAGACGGTCAATCTCTCAGATAACGCTCTGGTGACCTTCAACCATCGAACGACGCGCATATTTCGTGACCCTGATGGGCTGACATCGCACGGGGCAATAACTTTCGAGATGTTCGTAGAGCAAAAGTAACAATCAATTTATCAGCATCACCTGTCCGCCTTCTGGGGCGGCTTTTCTTTGTCAAACGGAGACACACCATGGCACAGTCCACGACAATCAAAGGCGGAAAGATCAAAGTCCTTCTGGGCAATTCCGCAACACCCATTGTGTATGCTGCACCGTGCGGTTTCACTCAGCGGTCAATCACCTTGAACAAGGGTCTCGAAGAGATCAATGTTCCAGATTGCGAAGATCCTGACAAGGTCGATTGGGTGGGGCGCGATGCGACCAGTCTGTCGATGACGATTAGCGGGGAGGGTGTACTTGCTGCTGAAAGTGTCGATACATGGCTCGAAGCTTTCGACAGCATTGATAGCGTTCCTGTTAAGGTCGAGTGGGAATTCCCTGCAAAGACCATTACATGGACCGGTCTCATGCACATCGAAAGCATGGAAGTGGGCGCCAACAACGGTCAGCGTGCAACCAACAATGTGACGTTGCAGTCAGATGGCGAAATGGTGCGCGTCTCCACGCCGGTAACACCATAATGAGCAGAGACGCGTCTTTGCAACTGATCTGGGCGGATGGTGAGTACACTTTCCGCCTAGCGTGGGGGGAGCTTGAGGCGCTTCAGGAGGCCTGCGATGCGGGTCCGTGGGTAATCCTTGAGCGATTTTACAACAAACAGTGTCGGGTGGGGGAAATCGCTCACGTTATCCGGCAGGGGCTTATCGGCGGCGGCATGAAGCCGACAGATGCAACTCAGCTTGTCAAAACCTACGTCGAGAAGCGTGTGCAGGATCTGGCCGAAAACCTGATCTTTGCAACGGTGATCTTGCAGACAGCAATCCAAGGGACGCCGGATGAAACTGTGGGGGAGCTGGGAGCGGCAAGTCAGACGGGGAGCAATTCGACAATCTCCCCAACGGAAAGCTCAGATTTGCCGCCGTCTACGGAAACGGCGCGGCGGTCGGGTTCTCGCCGCAAGAAGTGAGACAAATGTCGATGTGGCAGTACATGGCCGCTATCGATGGATACGTGAAAGCAAACTCACCCGAGGATGACAAGGCTCTTTCCAGTAAGGAAAAAGACGATCTGTGGGACTGGTTGAATGGGTAGAGCGCTACGGCGCTCTATTCGTTAAGGCAATGTACCCGTACGTAAGAAATCAAGGCATTCAGATATCTGTTTAACTCGCTTGGATTTTTCTGAGCTATCCATCGCGGATGGATCGATGGTCGATCCTTCTGCAATTAGCTGGTTACATCTCGCTGAAAAAGTCTGTCTGTCAAGTTGGTGCGACTTCAAAATATCGCCACCAATTATGTAAAAAGCCAGCGCAATAACGGCAACGCAGGCTGCTCCGACAAGAATTTTCATATTCATCCCCAAGCCCACTTTATGTGGGGTTTCTTGTTTATCAGGACGAGTTAGATCATGGCAACAGACATTGAGCGACTGGTTGTTCAGCTTTCTGCTGACTTCAAGAGCTTTGAAAAGTCTTTGGCGCGACAGCAAGGTATGTCCAACCGGCAGTTTAACGCGATAGTCCGTAACGCGCGCGAAATGAATAAGAAGCTAGATGGCATCTTTGCACGTTCGTTTGATGGGCTGAAAGGTTCTGTTGCCGCCATTGGCGCTGCACATGGCGTTGATCAGTTGCGTCGCATGACAGACACATGGACCGATCTAACCTCGCGAGTGAACCTCGCAGCTGGATCGATTGATAAGGGCGCGGAAGTCATGGGACGTCTGGGCGAAATGGCCCGCCGTACTTATTCCGATCTGACACAAACGGCTGAAAGCTATCTGGGGAACGCTACAGCAGTAAAAGAGCTTGGCTACAGCACCGATCAGACCCTTGATTACACAGAAGCTCTGAATAACGCGCTCGTTGTGTCTGGCGCGAAGGGTGATCGCGCAGCGAGCGTTATTGATGCTCTTTCGAAAGCTATGGCGCTCGGCAAGCTCTCCGGCGACAATCTGAACACAGTCATTTCGACGGGCGGTCGTGTGGCAGAAGCCCTTGCGGCAGGTCTTGGAACGACCGTCAATGGTTTGCGAAAGCTTGGCGCGCAAGGAAAGATTACTGGGCAGGACATCGTTAAGGGCCTTTCGAGCCAGATGGAAGTTCTGCGCAAAGAAGCGGCCGACATGCCTGCTACGATTGGCGATGGCTTCACGCTTCTAAACAATGCTCTGCTGGAATATGTTGGAAACGGCGATCAAGCGACCGGCGTGTCTGCGAAAATTGCTGAAGCGCTCATCGTAATAGCAGACAACTTCGACAAAGTTGCTGATGCCGGTTTGCAGGTCGCTGCAGTAATTGCGGGAGCTTTGATTGGTCGATCAATCTCAACGATGATCCGAAATCTTAGTCTCGGTGCTTCAGCTCTCATCAGCTTTGCAAGAGCGCTCAACACTGTTCGTACGACAGGCGGACTTGCGACAGCACTTGGTGGTATTGGTGCGGCTGCTGGCCCTGTAGGGATGATTATAGGTGGGGCAGTAGTTGGGTCGTTGGCCCTTTATTCCGCTAATGCAGCCGATGCGTCCAACCGATCGCAGAAGTTTGAAAAGGATTTGGAAGCCTTAGGGCTTTTGGCTCCGAAGGTGGCCAGCGGTATCCAAGAAGCTGCGAACGCTATTGATAATGTTGGCAAATCAAATGCGTCTCAAAAGATCAGATCAATTGCGGATGAACTGGACCGTATCCGTAATGGTGGGAATTTTGGCAGCGTAGGCGATGAGTTGAGCGCCATTGCCGGCTCTGCTAGGTCGGGTGGTGTAATAAGATTGTTTGATGACGAAGCCGATAGCAAGGCACGAAAAGTTATCATCGAACTTACATCAAGTTTGCAAAACATGCAGATCACTACTGACAAAGTTCGTGATCGAATGAATGAAATTCGAAAA